TATTTGTTTAGGGATTAACTTTTGGTTAATGAACTTCTGTGCAATCCCATTTGATACTTCTAACTCGGTTTGTGATAGTAAGTCATCTAACATATGAAACAATGCTTGAACGCTTGTATAATCACTCTCACCGTATGGCATATTTGGGAATCTACTGTTATGTCCTGTGTTGTTTTTAAGTAACGCAGGTATAAAGGTCAATGGGTAGTTTGTTTCATACTCTAAATACTTCTCTGGTAGTTCAACCTCATCATCACCCTTAAACGCTTTATATTCAACTTGTAATCGTCCGTTTTCTATGTAGTAGCGTTCATGCACTTCTATCTCATCATCGCCGTAATCCTCACGAATATGGAATATGATTTCCTTGACTCGTCCACGCTTGGTAATACATTTAGCGTCAAAGGGACTGACTACCTCAATGATTGGTTTATCACTTAACTCTAAATCATGACTAATCTTAAAGTAAGTAAATCCTGCCCATGATTCTGTTGAAATGGCTTCTTGTAATAACTCATCAAACATATTCTCATCTAATATCTCTTTGAGTCTATCGGTTTGATCGTCATCGTCATTGATACGATACTCATACCCACTACCAATTAAAAGGTTAACCATTGTTTGACTTGCTAACTTTGGTAAGCCTGAATGGATACGAGGCACATCACCTGATACAGTTCGCCAAAATAATGTCTTGACCTCTTGTGGTGCATAAGGTGTTGCGTTTGCTTTTGTGAATGTGCTATATACATTCTTGTAAAAGTTTTCTAACTCTGGTGGGTTGCCTTTGTATAAGGTATGATTCTCATATAGTTCTCTTTTAAAAGCGTCCCATGATTGAAATGCGTGATCGTGAAACTTTGTTATGTATTTATTATCCATACGCACCTCATTGTAATTCGTCTTGTTCTACGACTATATAAAGGCTGTCGTGTTCCTTAAAATCAATTTGTAAGTAGTGGACGATACTTTCATCATCTCTCTTACCTAAATAGTGTGTAAGTGCCGTTTCCTCACCCCACAAGCCTTGTTGTGTGATAGCGTTTGCAATACGGTTATACTTATCAATCTTAACTGCTCTATGCAGAAACTCCATAATGTTTATATCTACATGATTAAGCATTTTAGTTATCTCTATCATATTCCCTCATCTTATAACTCATAAGTTTAGTCATCGCTGGTGTCAAGGCATAGTCTAATGCGTCATTGTAATCTATGTTGATTGTGCCATCATCTAAATGACCACCCTTGCCATCTGCTCGTATCTTTGCGAGTGCATAGCGTAAGCCCTCTGCCTTTTCAGTAAATAGCAAACGCTTTTGATGTAAGAGTTGTTGTTTAAGTGATACACGCTCTGTAATGGTTTTCTTGATACTACCTGATATGTTAATGTGTTTAAGTAGTATGTTGTTGCGTAATGTCTTGATGAATAGTGGGTCAGCACTATCTGGGTATATACCATCTAACTTACGATACAATGAATAGTAAGGCATAATCCATGCGTTAAACTGATTCACAATGTCGTTGTAGTCTATATCACCCTCTACAACATAACTGTCTAATGCGACCACTCTTTGATACCCTCGTGTAATGCCTACGATTGTAAACACTGTCTTGGCTGTGCTACCCAAGTCTATACCAACATACACTTTCTCAAATGTGAATGGGTGTATATCCTTGAATCTGACTCTATTACCTACGGTATCACGATCAACCCATACATCGTCAATAAACGGTGCGTATAGTAATCCCTCTGTGAATCCTCTTACTGCAATAATCTTGCTGTTATATTCAAAAGAGCCAACAGGGTGTATCTTATACATTTCATCTATTTGCTCTTGGGTCATCATAGGGTTGTCGTCAAATCTAAAAAAGTAATAACTGAAACTCTCATCATGTTCTGCACTATTTAACTCTTGCCATGTTTCAGCAGGGAGTTCGTGTGCGTATGCTATTGGTGGTCTTGCTTTGTTTAGGTAGTTCTTATAAATAATCTGGTCTGGTAGTCCTGCGTTGCCTGTAAGATACATGAATCCGTTATCTCTATATAGTCGTGTGAATGACTCTTGTATAAACTCATCACCTGCAACATGCGTTTCCTCTATTAAGAAGCCATGCACATTTAATCCAAGTATTTGCTTATATCGTGCTTTGTTGTCATAACCTACTAAATATATAATCTTAATGCCAACAGGTGTCTGTATCTCTATTCTTGACCCTCCTGTCCCTTGTTTCTTATACTCACATACTTGATGAAATATATTAACAAATGACGATGGGTTATCAATGAACATCTTTTCAAACACTCTAAAATAGAATGCTAATCCTGCAATGAATGATTTACTGCTACCTGTGACACCCTCTAAAAAGATGACTCGGTTTCTATCCTTTAAGACTGACCTATGTTTATCATGTAGTATGATGTCATTCGGTGTCATATCTTATCGGTTAATTGTTTAATTTGGTCTATGACTTCACTATTAGTGTCAATATCAAACTCTTGCTTTGGCTCTTTCTGTGATAGGTATTGTTTACCTAACCATACAAGCATTGTTGTATTGCCTTTTTTAGCAGCGTCCCATTGCATTCTACGGAGGGATTTTTTACCTTGTTCTATTCCCTCTTTATAGATGTAAAGAAATTGATCGTCTTTATGTAGTGTCTGCCTTGATATTTTTAAGACTGACGCTATTTCATCTATTGTGCATTGAATGGACGCTAATTCACTAACGATGTCATAATCTATCGTTTTCTTTGGTCGTCCTGCCATGTTGTCACCTCATATTGAGTCTTACCTGTGTTATAGTGTCAGTTCACTTCCCGTATAGGGTTGACCGAGTGGGTTGCTTTAAGCCGAAAGGAGTTAACTGCTCTTTGCGACCCATCATCGGTCAAAGTATAAAGGAGGGTGAGTCATCTTATAATGCCTCATATCATTATATAAAGTTTTATGCTAATTTGTGAATAAAAAAAGAAAGATTATATAAAATAATCTCTCAATGTTTGCTCACCAAAGTGTTCTTTTAACTCATTGTAAGTTTTGTATAGTCTTTTCTGTATCGTGTTGATCGTGCGTTTCTCAATCTCTGCAATACGCTTGATACTCATTTTACCAATATAGTGCCATCTCATAATCTTACCATGTCTGTGTTTTGCGAGGTAATCCCATATCATATCACTAATGACCTTTTGTCTATCTTGTTTCTCAATGTCCTCATCGGTTGCGAACATACCTTGTCGGTCTAAATCATAAACATCGTTATCTAAATAAGTATCTTGCTTGTTGACATAGGTAAGTGCTAATAGGTGGTTATGTATTGACCTGTAAAAGAATGTGATAAACGCAGCACGATTCTCGTCATAAGTATCTAACAACTCCCATAGTTTCATGTGTATCTCTTGTTGTATGTCGTCCTTTGAGTAATTTGGTATGTTGAACTTGTAAACAAACTTCGTGATAAGTTTCTCGTATTTCTTTATGATGTCATTGAATAACTGTTCTTTTGATAACACATTGGTAATCGTTGTATCGGTCATGGACTTTACCTGCCTCACTTAAAGTTTTGTATGTTTCTACCCCTTTCAGTTGTCCCTCTTTATACTTTAATACAACATATACTATCATTTCTTTTCCTCTATCTCTAACAATATATATTCACCATCAATAAACTCATCAACAGTGTCTGCCCATTGGTCAAACTTATCCATGCGTTTTTTAAGTTTAACGATGATACCGAATAACAACACGATCAAAACAAATTGTATAACGATAATTGTTTGTAAGTCGTTCATGTTAGTCCTCCATTACATCAAAGATATCATACTGCACTATCTCTGCTTTGATTCTTGCTTGTGCTATCTCTGCATACTCTGGTTGTAGTTCAATACCGATGTAATCAAACTTTTCAGCCTTTGCAGCGACTGCTGTTGTGCCACTCCCTAAAAATGGGTCTAAACACACACCACCCTTTGGTGTTACAAGTCTTACAAGGTATCGCATAAGGTCAATCGGTTTAACGGTAGGGTGTATGTTCTTGCGTTGTGTTTCACCACGATTAAATGCATTGTCTATTGGTTTTGTGCGTCCGTCAGTTGTCACATCACTATCAAACCCATCTAACCCATAATTGCGTTCACTTTGACTTGCTTTTGCTGTGTAAAAGAATCGTGCAGCACTGCCACCATTGTCATCAATACCTCTTATGGTGTTTGTTCCATCTTTAATATTTTCACCTAAACTTGCCAAACCACCATGTCTACCACTATGTTGTAAACCTCTATAACCTGATTTACTTGGCTCAGTTTCAGGAAACAACGCAACCACTTCATCACTACCATCATGTATGACATTAGCAGGGAAACGACCTAAATCTAATTCAACAATATCATGTCCTGTTCTTGCCCAATGTTCACTTCTGTCCTCTGTCCCATCATCATTCTTTTTATATTCGGTTTGATGACTTCTTTTAGTTGCACCACTATCACCTACCCTACACCCATCAATGTTAATACCACCGACACCATGCTTTAATACATTATCGGCTACTGTGCCATCTAATGGTTTACGAGCCATGACAATAGGCTCTAACGCAGGTTTAAGTGCTGTCCCCCAACCTTGCCACTCTTTTGCTTGGTCGGTTGATGGTGCTGTGATGTTGACCATTGTTCTACCATGCTCATCTGCACCTTTACTTGCGTTGAAACCACCACCAACACTATCGTTGTTTTGTGTAACACCTCTATAACTACCCACAACTTCTCGTTCAGCACCAAACTTTTTATCTATCGCTTTACTAATGTCTAACGATTTAGGAAACCCACTGCCATAAATCCATGCTAATTGGTCACGAATCTCAAACCCTGATAACCTTAACCCAAGCACAACCCAATCGTATGTGCGAGTTCCTGCAAATGATAGCACATAACCACCATGCTTTAAGACACGGTAGCACTCTTTCCAAAATATCGGTTGAGGCACAAATGCGTCCCACTCTTTACCCATAAAACCTTTACCCTTAACCTCGTGATAACCATGCTCTAACCAATCTTTAAGTAAGTCAGTAGCGTTTGGCTCTTTACCTAATCCATACGGTGGGTCAGTAACGATTGAGTCAACACTATTATCTGGGAATGTTTTTAAGATGTCTATGTTATTACC